TCTTCTAAAAACAATTCTCCTACCTTATATTGATCTATTCTATAGATAGAAGAATCTATTACTTTTGCACTTGCAGTTCTATTCCCGTTAGAATCGGTTTGATAAATAAATCTATTATTAACTTCTCGAGTTAAATAATCTTTTATTGAGAATAATTTCATGCTTCTTCTTTGAATCCAATTTCCAGAAGATGCTTTTAAAATTTTATCTCTTGGATATTTTATATCAATTTCAGTATCAAACAAAAGTCTGAATAAAAATTTATATGAATCTAATGTTCCTTTTGATTCATAAAATTTCTTTATATTTTTTATTACAGTTGCAATATTAAGAGGAGTTCCGGTTTCATTGTCTAGTGCTAATTGTTTTGGAAAATCTGGTAAAAATTGAGAATAGAAAAATTTCATAAAATAATCAGATGTTTTATCAATATCATTAAAATCTGATTGTTTAAATGGGACAAGATATGGAGTATTTGAATTTTCTAAAGATTCGTAATATTTTTGTATAAATGTTACAAATTTTGGATATTCTGATAAAATAAAATCAGGTATATGTAATTTACAAAGTAAAGATAATTTTGTATCTGGATTTACTGTAGTTTGAAAAATTTCAATAGAAGTTTTATTTTCTGTATTAATAATTTTTTTATTATTTTTATTTACTGCATAATATACTATTTCATTTTTACCAGTAACAAAATTATCAGAAACTATAGTATCATTATAGTTATTGCTTGAATATTTTTTATTATTTATCAAAAATACAAATGTTTTGATATTTTTATCAATTCCTGTAACTTCATACTTAATAGAAATATCTTTTGTAAAAAATTTTTGATTATTTTCTATGTTTAATAACTTAATAGTAATCATTTTTATTTATTTCTATATGGTACTAGTTCTATTTCTGTATTTAAAGAAGTAGTTGATAATTTATCAAATTCTAAAACTGTTTTTTTATTAGCAATTATATCTTTATTTTTAGGTATAACATAAATGCTAATAGGCATATTGTTTATCAAAAATGTTGGTTTAAAATTATTTAAATACACTTTACCTTTAATATAATCAATACTTCCTATTCTTTTATTTATATAAATTTTCTTATTTCCTAGTAAATAATACAACATGATATTTCCGTTTCTGTCGTCTTCTAGGAAACAATCTCTATCTACAAAATTTGAATCTAAATAGCCAAATACATTGGTTGTTAATACAGTTTCAATACCAGAAGATGGTGGGTATAATTCATTTGAAAAATCAAAAATATAGTTTTCTTGTGATGAAAAATTTGGAGTAAATCTTTTTTCTAGAACAACAGAAATATCATTTGTAATGATACTTTCATCTATATTTTGTATTGATTCTATTAATTCTGCTGAATAAAAATCAGCGTCAAATTTGCGAACATTATCAGAGAAAAATGTATCTATAGTTTTTACTATTTCTGTTTGTATGTTTGTTGTTTTATTTTTAATTATTGGATCTATTTTTGCAGAAACATTTAAATTTAAATAAATCGTATTTGGATCTACAATTTCTACTCGTACACCAATAACATTTCTGTTTCTCGTTAAAGAATTTATTAAATTTCTTTTTTCTGTGCTTGACAATGAACTACCAGAGACTCTTTTTAGGCTTAAAAATACTTTACCATAATCTGGTGGATCATTTTCTTCTCCACCCCAAACAATAACATCACTTACTTCTGGATAATCTTTTAATATTATATTTTTATAATCTGTTTTTGTTACTGCTCTCTCAGCAGTTGTGAAATTTCTAGTTGCATTTAATTTTATAGAAGAAATTGGTTCTTTTTCACTTCCACCATAAGAAGGCTGTACTATCTTTACTTGAACTTGTATTGAGGTTGTATTTATAGTACCATCTATATTTAAGAAATCAGAAGAACCTAGAGTAAATACAGATGTTGAATTTCTCTTTCCTATTCCATTTGCATTTGGTCCTACAGATTGAAGTATTTCTATTCTTATAGTAGAAGAATCCTTTAATTTTTCTCCAAAAATTCCATCTCCAAAGTAAATTTCAAGAAATCCATCTGAATTTTCTTCGATAAAATATACTTTACTGTTTTCATTCAAATCTATTATATTTGTTGCTCTATTGTAAATTACTTCTTCTTCTGAAAAAGGAGAAGGTTGAACTTTAACTACTAATGTGGAAGAATCAACATTTTCAAAAGGAATAACAAATTTTTGAGTATAATTATTTAAATCATAAATGTATGTAAAATTTTTAACTATTCCTTCTTTTATTGTAACAGGGCCAGAAGATTTTGTTACATTTATTTGTGAGTTGTTGACAGATACATTATTAAAATAAGTATCTTCCATCAATTTAAATTCATAAAATTCTCCATCAACATTAGTGGAAAATGTAGTATATTTTGGAAGATACAAAATTTTTGTGTTTTCTGGTGTACTTGTTGTAGTTATTTCAATAACACAAGACGAACTGGTAATAGTTTTTGGTGCATAATTAAAATGTTTTGCAATAGAAACAATAGAAGATCGTTTTACAGCACTATCTAAAAACATTTCATTTATAGTAACATTATTATAAACCGCATTATAATAAGTATTATATGCTAATATATCTAATAAAATATTTAGAGATGAAGTTTCAAAATTATATCCACTAAACTCATCTTGATTTTTTAGATACATTATTAGGTTATTTTTTATTCCAAAAAAATCAGTTTCTGTTATTCTTAATTGTGAATTTGTCATCTTGTTCTACCTAAGTTAAAAGATAAATTATCATTTATAATATTATTATCTCCGATAATGCTATAATATATTTGTATTTTTAAACTTTCGTTTATAAAAGATACGATAACATCATTTAATACAATTCTTTCTTCTAAACGAGTAATAACATCGATTATATCATCTCGTATAATAGTCAAGTCTACTCCGCTTAAATTTTCAAATAAAAAGTTTTTTATTCCAATATAACGCTCTGAAGAAAATGGTTTTTCAAAAATATTTAAAAACATTAAATTTTTCAATGATTGTTTTATAGCATCAGCCCCCTTCACAGTAATCAAATTACCAGACACTGGATGAGCATCAAAATTAAAAGAGATATCCTTTATTTTTAAAAGTTTTGACATTCTATTCTCTTTGTTTATTTACTAAGTTTTGAACCAATCCAAAATATTTTAATTTTATAGCATTTATTTTATTTATATCAATGTTACTTATTTTTTCACTAGAACACCAATCAATACACAAAATTCCAACAGTATTTCCATAATTTTTATGATATTTTATAGGATAATATACAAACGCTAAAGTATTTTTAGACATAAGATGTGATTTGTACACTCCTTCTTCCAAATCTTTGGTATAATATATCTCATTTTCCTCTTTTTCTATAATTTTAATCAAATCATAATTCATAGAAAGCAACATTCCAGAAACATCCTCTTTATGTCTTGAGACTTCTAAATTACAAGATTCATGAGTTATAGAAAATTTTAATATAGGAGTTCCATTTGAGAAATATTCACCATTATGGAATTGTATTATATAAACTCTCGCTGCTTTTAGTTCTACTCTAATTTCAGTTAAAATATCATGCAAAACAGAATGCATATGTCCTATTTTAGAAACATCTAATTCCTTTTTTCCTCTAAGTTTTTCTATCAAATACTGTATAATTTTTTTAATATATGCAATAAAAACAACTAATAATCCAATTAGCAAATACCCAGCATTTTTCCCTATTTCTTTTAATATGTCTTCGTACATTTTATTTTATTATCTTTGGTATTACTATTTGACTGAATCCTTCATTTAATATGTCGTTATAGTCAATTTTATTATAATTATTTATGTAAATTGTGGAAAATCCTAATAAATCTGAAGTATTTGGATTGGATATTGTAGTTCCGTTAAATCTTATATAACTTGAATCAATATGTAGATATTGCGAATCTGGTTTTAATTTTATGTCATTTCCAGACCATATTATAGTGTTATTACCCGATAGTATATTTATATTTGGATTCGGGTGTGAGGATGGTTGTTGCGTTGTAGAATCCCAACCAGATGCTAATGATATATTTCCAGCAGAAGATAATATCAATTCCCCGATAGATCCCTTTCCTGTTTCTATTATTATTTGCTCATCTGACCTTAAAACATAATTTAAAGAATTTATGTATATATCGGATGTCATTCTTTTACATTCTTTATAACCCCATGTTTCTAAATGGGCATTTGAGTTCGTCATATTCAAATAATCAAGTTCCCCGTCTACTTGTGTATATCTACTTCCTTGTATATTTGAAATATGATTTTTACCTATAATTGTGTCCATTTGACCCGTAACATGCAGGTAATAATTTCCATTTACATAGTGCTTATAGTCACCTTTTTCTTGGCGAATTGTCATGTCACCTTCATTTAATTTAAAATTAACATCACCTTTTTCTATGACTAGATTACAATTTCCTTTTTTGATTGTAATGTTTACATTTGCACCGTCTTCTACTTCAATATCTAAATCATATGATTTTTCTTTTGTTGTTTGATTTTTGGCAGTATTTAACAATAATTTTAAATTTTTATCAACAGTTATAGAAGAAAATCCTTTGATGTGTGAATAATTATCACCATTTATAGAAGAATATCTACTACACAAAACTGTATCTTTCAAATCCCCATTTGGATCAAATTCTATAAAAGTTCCAGTTCTGTGGTTTATAGAAATTCTTTCACTTCCTTTTGTATCGTCTATTTCTAAAACATGACCACTTTCAGATTGATATACTTTATTAAATGGATAAATTGTATTTTCTCCATAAATTTTATCTTCATCTGATTGTGGATTATAAGAAACTTCAGATGAACTAGTTTGATTTACTTTTTCATCTCTTTCTGTTTTGTTTATTATAATACATTCATTTTGATCATTTCCGTAAATATTGGTTGTATATGCAATTTCAACCGGAGTTTGTTCTGTCTTTTCTGGTTGAGGAACAAATCCATTTGTACAATTATCGTCTTCTGATTTTTCAAAATGAATTTGCGATAAAGATCCTAACACTAAAGGATTTTGATATTCTTCTGTGTACTCGTCCAAAAAGCAAACCATAACAGCACTTCCAATCATTAGTCCAGAACCAAATGATTGAACTCCTTCATTGTTTGCA